CCATTCCATCATAGTAAGTTGGTTAGATGCAACCATAGTTGAACCACTGCCGAGGAAAACATCAAGAACTACATTTCCTTTTTGAGATGAATTTTCTAATGGTTTACTGCATAAAGGTATTGGTTTCATTGTTGGGTGTTCATCAGAACGGGTCGGTCTATCAATATCCCATACTGTTGTTTGCTTTCTGTCTCCATGCCATTTATGGGATGCTCCATCTAACCAACCATAAATACAAGGTTCGTGTTTCCAGTGATAATCTGACCTTCCGAATGTACTATTATTCTTATTCCAAACTATGTAAGATTTAAACAAGAATCCAGCGTTCAGAAATTGTTGTATGAAATTATGCGTTTCCGATGAGGCATGCCAAACATAAATTGCTCCTCCCTTTTTTAATGCAGTTGATATAGTTGTATAAACATCATAAAGAAACTTTGGAAAGTCGTCAAGTTTATCGTTCGCTATTTTTTCTCTTTTTTTACTTCCGCCTTCATAGTTAATATTATAAGGGGGATCTGTATGGCAAATATCTGCAAGTTCTCCATCCATCAACTTAGCAACTGCATCGCTATCAGTTGAATCTCCACAAAGCAATCGATGCTCACCTATCTCAAATAAATCCCCAAGGACAATGTCTGTCTGAATTTCATCAGGCATAACATAATCATCCTCTTCTGCTTCAGGCTCTTCAGTAAATCCAACAGGCACATCTAATCCCCATGCATCAAGTTCTTCAGCATCCCAGTTATTGGCAAGATCATCCCAATCCCACTCACCGAAGCCTACATTGTCCTTGATGATAAACTCTCTTTGCTTGGCCTCATCCCAATCAACTACTTGCACAGGCACTTCCTTCCACTTGGCTTCTTTCATTGCCTTAAAGCGCATGTTGCCTCCAAGGATTACCATGTCCTGGTTCACTACTATTGGCCTGACACTTGCCATCTCTGGGAAGTCCTTTAGGCTCTGAACGAGCTTATGAAACTTATCATCCTTGATAAGTCTTGGATTGCTTGGATTTGGTTTGATTGAACTTATTGAAAATAGTTGCATGCAGTCTATTTCATTTTTGACATAATTGATGGCATTTTAGGCTTCGCTGCCTTCTTAGCTTTCTTAGCCACAGACAGAGCAATGGCTACCGCCTGCTTCTGAGGCTTGCCTGCTTTCATCTCGGTCTTAATATTAGAGCTAACTGTCTTAGCTGAGTAACCTTTCTTGAGTGGCATAATTTCTTAAAGTTTAGGCAAAGATAAGTATTTCAGAATTGCCTCATAAATCTCAAGCTGATTAGACCATCTACGCTTGTAGCCTTTGCCAGCATCACTAAGAGCCAGCTTATTTTTTAGCTGTGTAATTTTTCGGCCAAGGTAATCCTGGCAGTCTTGCTTGTTCATCTCTGGTTGTTTTAGTGAATAAAGTAAATCATTGGAATAGGTGCTGCGACCCTCCCATTGTGCAGGAATTTGGCTGATGTGGATTGAATTATACATAGTCTCTGAGTCGCATTAATGGCGCATCAAATTTAAGTGGAATAATCCCGGTTGATCCTGACCGCATCTTAACCTGGTCAATGATGCACAGGTTCTCATTGCTAAACTCCTGACTGCCGACTTTGGTGGTTGATGTTGGCTCAAAGTAGTGAGCTGGCCTCATCATCATCCAGATAACATCAGCATCCTGCTCAATGCTCCCAGACTCTCTTAGGTCAGACATTAGCGGCATCTTATCTGGTCTCTCATCGACTCTCCTGCTCAGCTGGCTCAAGGCCACCACCGGAATTTGAAGTTCTTTGGCTAGTAGTTTTAAACCTCTGCTAATCTCGCCTACTATGTTCACTCGGTTAGTCTCTTTAGGATTGACTGAGTCAATCAGGCCTATGTAGTCAATGAACATAACCTTGATGTCATATTTATTTTTCCACATGGTTGCCTTGGTTCTGATTTTACGGATATTGAGATAGCCTTCATCTGTAATCTTAATCGGCCAATGCCTCATGCGATCTATTGCCTGTTTCAGTGAGTCTTTATCAAGCGAGTTCATATCGCCTTGCTTTATCTTGTAGGCAAAGATTTGAGACTCTTGACTAGCCATTCTTTGGACTAGCTCATGCTTGGTCATTTCTAAGCTAAACAGCCCACAGCCTATGCCTTGCTTGGCTAGATTTCGCATAAGGCTTACCACTAATGCTGTCTTGCCCTGCCCTGGTCTAGCACCGACAACAGTAAGCTCACCATCGGTAAGGCCTCCGCATAGTCTGTCTAGGCTATCAATGCCTGTGGAGTAGCCTGCAATCGTACCGGAGGCCTTGTTAAACCATTGCTGTGCGCTTATTGTCAGCTGGCTCTGGAAGCTATCATCTGAATTGGTAAGGCTTGATGAGAGAAGGCTGTCAGCCTTATTCTGCACTTCTGCAATGGTCTCAAAAATGTCACCGCTTTCTGAATTGGCTTTAGATGCCATCTCATGTGCTAGGTAATAGAACTTCGTTCTCATGTACTGCTCAATCAGGATTCGGCAGTGGACTTCCACATGACCAGGAGACTTCAGGCTGGCAAATACTGAGGCAACATTCTTAACTCCTCCAGCTTCTTTGATTAGTGCTGACTTTTTTAAGGTCATGACAACTGTCTCCAGACTGACCTGCTCACCAGCATCATGCTGAGCTTGGATGGCTCTGGCTATGTTCTTGTGCTGCTCATTCTGGAACACATCAAGGTTTGGCAGGATTGATAGAGCTGTTACTCGCTCATCATCTGAAAGCATCATTGCGGAAAGGACTTGCCTCTCCATTTCTTCGTTAATAAAGTTCATGGTTTAAATTGGAATGATTCGTGAACATTTCGGGCCTTGGTCGGCGGCGGAACAAATGTGTTGGCATTATTTTGATTTTTACCAAACCAATTCGTTTTAATCGTTCGCTTCCAGTCCTTAACTTTTTTACCATGACTGTTTGTCCAGCCATGATCAGCGTAATGATGGAAGCATCTATCAAGGTTATTTAGGCTTTCATTGTTTTCGATAAAGTAGGCTTTGACATCTTCATAGCTTGGAGCAATAAATTGCTTTTTCTCTTTCTTAGGTTCATTAGTTACTAAGTTATTTAGTTCTACTATGTGGGGCAGTGCTTCATGCTGTGCTTTGGTCAGTGCTTCAGTTAGTGCTTCAGTATCTGCTTTGGTATTTTTGCCCCAAGCAACTACCACAGCTTGATGCTGATTTATTGCTTGCTGAACTATCCTTATGAACCCAAATTCCACCAAATCTTTAAGGCACTTTGAATAGGTTTTGTAATTTTTTATTCCGGTTGCCTCCATAGTTATGGCAGATGGTAAGCCAAACTTTTCCTTTTGGCTCAACTTGTTCCAATGGTAAACCAAGTAGAAATAAAGCTCAGTATGAGAATGTGAAACTTTATCCGGATGCTGGAATCTAAACTCAAACCAGGCATCCGTTAATTGATAGCCATTCATAGATATATTCCACTATCAAGTAAAATTTGTTCAACTGAAGGCATATCTGTGAAATCATCATAAATACCTTCTGCAACAAGAGTTTCATCTAACCACACCATAACTTTGACATTGTTAAGTTCTGGACTGTGAGTGATGTCAATTTTTAATTCTTTAAAAACTAAGTGCATAAAAAAAACCCTTTGTTCGCCGTTCGAGGTAGGAGTCTCTACTAAGCGGACAAAGGGCAATAAATTTCTTACAATCGCTGCTCCTACCCAGCGGCCTTTCGGCTTTGCAAATGTACAAACACTTATTTCACATTACCAAAATTATACTCGGAAAGTTTTTGCAAAAATTCTTTTTGCTGAGGGGTCATTGTTTCAAAATTGATACGAGGCTTGTTTGGATAGTCAATATGCAAATCAACACCTTCGGCTGCATCCCCTGCTAAATCAACGTATGGAGCCGCATTACCAAGCATCATAAGTCTTTGTGCCGCCTTTGCTCCCCTTGGAAGTGTTTTTGCAAAATTTGCCACACCGTGAAGTCCATATTTAGCCATCCGACCAAAAGGAACTCGGTTTAGAGGGTCTAAAACAACATCTCCTGTTGCGGCAGCAATGCGATTAACATTTGGAGAAGTATTTTTAAGTTTATATTGTAACGTGCCAGGAGTTTGTTCAAGTCTGCTTATTACGTCACTGTATGTTTCGTTTTTGTTCCCACCCTTCCAAATATTTCCACCAAGGTCTTTATTTATTTGTTTAAGATTATTGACAACACCACTAAGGTTCATCTGTATTGTATCTTGCTCAGGGAAATAAGGCTTAGGATAATATGTCTTATTAGACGGAGCAATCACCTCTACGGGTTCAAGCATCACCCCAGGTGGGAAAGCTGGGTTTCCTATAATTGGAAATTGTTTTTCCACTTTTGTAGCGTCTGATTGAGCTTTTACAAGCCGTCCTCCT